CTTCATCAGGATCTAAGTATTCTCTTTTACCAGTTTGAGAATCGATATGTAAAACTTTTTCACCTTTCTTTCTTGCCTCTCTTATCCACCATAATTTAGAAGCTCTTTGATACTCAGCAAATCCCTCTTCTGTATTAGGATAAGTGTGCTCTTTTGAATCTGGATATCTTGCATCTGTCCTAGTTTTACCGTCCTCTGATACTATCCATCTTTTGTCATCAGCCCAAGATTCTTTATAGCTAGCTAACCTAGGATTACCATCTTCATCTTCTAAAACAAAATGCTGTAACTCTGCGCTATTCATAGCATAACCAACTCTACCATTTTCGTCTTTAGTAGGTTCTTTTTTTCCTGTTACAATGTCTTCAATAGTATCACTATCAATATTATTAGTGTCTATTTCATTGTTTTCGTCTGTTACTAGATCTGCTATTTCTTCTCTATCTGCTTCATTCTTTTTAAAATCCTCTGCTTCTTCTAATGTCTCTCTTTCAAAATCCATTCTCTGCTTCTTATTAAGATATACATAAGCCCCTCTTCTTCTTTTTAATTTCTTGTACATCTCATTATACTCTTCATCAGTTAAACCTTCTTTGCTTAACTGCGTCTTCATTATCTCATTAAACTCTTTATTCCTTCTCTGTATGGTAGTTTTCATACCATCAGATATATGTTTAGCTATACCAGTAGCTGCTTTAGACGCCATTAAGTCACCAGACTTAGCTTTAGTCTTTGCCCTTGCCACTTGACCAGCACCATGAACCAACATATTTCCTGTTGCCGCTTTTTCTTGAGTTACTTCTTCTGCCATATTATTTTATTTATTGTCCAAATCCAGCGAACATATCAACTGCACCTGTTATACCACCTGTTATTGCATCCATTTTAGCTTGTTTAGCTTGTGCTACAGCTGTTTGATCTGCTGCGGCTCTTTGTTGCGCCATACCAAATAATGTTTCAGTTTGTTCTTTTTTAAGGCCTCTTGAATATACATCACCTTCTCTTTCCATGCTTTGTAATTGGCCAGCCATCTGTCTCTCAGCCATTTGGTTTTGCCTTTCTTGCTCGCCAATACTTGCCGCGGATCTTTGAGATGCTAACTGACCTGATTGAGCCATTTGTTGTGCTAATGCCGCTACACCACTTCCACCTGCTGCACCACGTAAACTATCTAATATATTAGCTTGACTTTGTTGAAATTGTTCTTTTTCAAATTGAGCTTGCTTCTGATTTATAGTTAAATCCTCCATTACGTTTTCCATGTTTAAATATGGATTACTTGTATCTAAATTCCTATAAGCCTCTTCTTGTCTTTGTCTTTCTCTTTCAGACGCTTTAGCTCTTCGTTTAGCTTTTCTTTCAGCTTTTCTAGCTTTTCTAAAGCCTATAACACTACTAGCTAAAGATAATCCTATACCTAGCGGCGTTGCCGCGTGCTCCATAAAACCAGATAAAGCGCCTAATGGACCACCACCACCACCAGCTGCATCACCAGTTGGAGTTTGAGGTACGTTCCAATTAAAACCTAGATTAGAAGCACCAGTATTAGCACCACCACCAATTAAGTTTTGGTTTAATAAACTAGTATTACTACTCATATTAGTACCTGTGTTAGTACTATTATTTAATAAACTACCAGCGTTCCAATTAAAATTAGTATTAAGATTAGTATTAATACCACTTGTATTTTGAGCGCCAGTATTTTGTGATGTGTCTTGCGCCCAATCGGGTATATTATATCGAAATTGTGGATCTTGTTTTAAAGGACTATTACTCATATTTAATAATTTACTATATTATAATTACATTTATTGCTATTTATTTACACTATCTACTGCTTTCTTCTATCTCGCATGCTGCTTCATGTAGCTCTGCTGGTTTTGTAGAGTTATTTCTAAATTGGGCCATAGCATAATAACCTACAATAGAACCAATTTCAACTAAATTATTTTTACTAAAAAATACAAAATCATTTAACGTAACAGATTCTGCGTATTCACCTTCTATTTCAATGTTTAAAATAGTATATTGAGAAGTTACAGTAATAGAATTTATTGTACCTATTAAGAAAGTTTCTCCTGCCACCGAAAAACCACCTATTGAAGTAGTGCTTACAAAGTAAGCCACGTCTCCTACTTTACAAGAAACGTTTATTGGTGAATTAAATGCTAAGTCTAATGCTGCCATATTATGTTACTATATTATCTAAGTTAATATTAAATACCGTATCTTCTTCTCCTAGTTCTAAAGACAAAATTGCTTTTATTGTGTACGTTGTTGTGCCACTGCCACTACCAGTTACAGTACCACTAATATTAGCGTCGCCACTAGCTATAACAAAATCACTTAAAGCGGGATGGTTACTTTGTTCTGTAAATGTTTTACCAGTTAAGGTATATGTTAAAACTGTGTATATAGACCCTTTGTAAGAATACTTACCACAAATACTAGAACTATAGGTAGCCCCACCACTACCTCCATTTATTGCAATAGATCCGTTAGAAGTTGTCGCGTTAAACGTTACCATTTTACTCAAATTTTGTGTTATAGTATATGTTGGATACGTATTATTTAATTTACTATCTTTAGTTCCAGTTGTTTCAATATTAATTTTATAACTAGCAGCTCTTCTAAACTTTACTTTTTTATTATCCGCTAATGTTACTCTTTTTGATAAAGTACAAACATAGGTGCTATCTATAGATATAACCCTTATAGGTTCGCCATTATTAATAAGATTTCCTCTACTATCAGTTATCATTATCTCATCACCTGCTAGTACACCACTTAAGCTATCAAAAGTTACCTGTGTTGCACTACTAACTCCACCACCAACATTAACGGCTGTAACTAAAACTATTGGTGCAGAAGGAAGTTGTTGTCTAAAACTAAAATAACCTCTTTTATTTAAAGTACTAGAAAAAGTATCAACAACGCCTGATGGTGTTACACCAGTATTATTCGCTGTAGTTATTATACTTTTGTCATTATTATCTAAAACGCTTAATTCAAATGGAGCGTTAGGTGTCCCGTGTATTTTTATAACTTTATTAGATCCATAAGGTGGTATATTTAAACTACCCACATGAACTTTTTTTATAACATCACCAGATAAAATAGCTGGTGATTTTTCTATTAAATAATTTAAATCAATAATAACATTTTCAAACTGCTTTATCTCTCTACTTATGTTGCATATTAGATTATAAACATTAGCCGTGGTAGTCTCTTCAAGATAAACGCTTAATCCAGTTATAGGCTTTCTTAATACAGTACTAGGTTTTTTTAGTAAACTAAAACCAGTTGAAGGAGTTAAAGATATTAAAGCTATTTTTAAAGACTTATTAAGTGGCATTGTAGCTGATAAAGTATATGTACTAACCTCACTTGATGTCCCAGCATCTGTTCTAGACAAAGAAGCTGATGTTGTATAACTTTTAGTAATATGCCCATCTGTAACGGTAGTATTACCATAGCTACGTTGTTTACCTTGTACTCTAAATTTTTGTGGCACAGGTATACCAGTAATAGAATAAGTTGTATTATTCTTTGTGTTAGCTATAACTTTTAAACTTAAATTAGATGTTGTTATTAATGCCATAATTACGTTATTAACAATGGATATATATTTATAAATATTTTATTTTCTCTTCTGTGGTTTCCTATAAACTCTGTTGGCGTATATCTTTCAAGTGATAATCCGCTTTTGAATGGTATTCTCATTCTAACGGTAGTGTTATTTACTGGAAAAAGCTGGATATTATTTATATCTAAATCGCTTTCATTAGTAGTTGAATCAGAAACTTTGTACCAAAAATTAGGATGTAGTTCACTTGTACCATCTGCTAAACCTAAACAATCCATATTTGGTGGATATTGATCAATCATAGGATCAGCGCCACCATAAGGATAAGCACTAACATCATCAACATCTTCCCAGGTTATAATTTTCCATACATCAATTACTTCTGGTACTGCTGATAATTTGTAATTAGGATTTTCACCTAAACTAATATACCACTCTAAGTATGAGGGTAGTATACCGCCACCATAAATATTAGAATTTAAAGTAAGTCCAGATACCGCAATATCACCTGGTGATATAGTAGGATAGTCTTCAATACACAAACATCTCCAAGATGCACAATCATCACCACAACTTTTACCCCATCTAAATACAATAGATCTATTTTTAGCGTTTGTTCTATTTGGTTGGGCGTCTCCATTAGGGTGATTAGGAAATTGAGTATTTGTAAAATTCAAACTATTCCAACTTGGATTACCACCCCCAACTTCATATGCTTCATTTTGTAAAAATAATTGCCCACAAGTTGTCTCTATAGTGTGAGGCGCTTCAGTTGTTGAAGTATTATACATACCATCTTGCTCAAACGTATTTAAATAAGGAGTATAATATGTAGGATCAAAAGATTCTAAGTAGTTAGTTCCATCTTCTAAATCCTGCCATCCATTAGTAAAACTATTATTGTTGTAGTCAGCGTACTGCTGGTAATAACCATTGTTATCAAAATAAGGTGGCCACCACACCATACCTTGACTAACAGTATCCTCACCAGGTATAAATTCCATCCATAGCCGATTAGCGTTTAAATTGTATAGTGAGTTTGCAAATTCTGCACTTTCGTAACCATGAGCTAAAAATATTTCAAACCCGTCGGTTGCGGTAGTATTGGTGAAAAAGAGCTCAGAATCATAAGTAAAATTATTAGCAACGTATTCATATGTTTGAGGCGTATCTGGCGGAGGTGGTTCGAATCCTACAGCTTTGCCCTCAAAATCTATACTGATAACGTGGTTACTAGCTGGCATAACAAAGTCAGGTTCCATAATTATTTGAGCAATAACAAAATTATTAGGATCATTCCAGTTATCACCAAAAGCATCAAATAATCTAATTTCATATATATCTGGAAAATCCGCGTGATCATATAAAAAATACTGTGCGATACCATTAGAAAAATCTGCTGGATATGTTACCACGTAATTAATCGCTGATAAAGTTTCAGATAAAGCAGAATCATTATTATCGTGAATGTCTATTTTAGTCCTGTCAATAGTGTGGTAAGCATCGGGTTTTATGGTTAAATAAAAAGCTGTCTGGCTACCCACAAAAGGAACGTTATAACCCGCTGGTGGACTTTGGGCTTCTAAAGTATTATTACTAGGCCCATCTCCAGCAAACTCTAGTGATGACCACGGTGTCACGTCTTGACAGTTTTGTAATTTACCCATAATTAATCGTTATCGTTTTCTGTATTATTCATTATTGTAAAAGTATAAGTATTTTCTTCTACAGTAGTTGTTGTATCAGTTGTACCATCATCATTTGTTGTTGTCGTGGTTGTTGTTGTAGTATCATTCCCATCAGCATCTGTAGTTGCCTCTGGAAGTGTAACTATTAAAGGTGATCCAATACCCTGAACTGTAAACTCTGATGTGTCTAAATTTTCTAATGTTGTTTGTTGACCACTTATTTTATTAAACCATTTGTTTTCTTTATCAACGAACCATGATATACCCCCTTGCTGTAAATCAGTTCTTATATCTTGAACCCACCAACCTTGTTTACCAAATAGATTATAATATTCACCATCTGTATAGTTTGATTGGTTAACTGTTTCAGATACAAATTGATCAATTCTAGCTTGCGAGCCTTCATAGTTCATAGCTTTAAAAGATTTAACTTGACTTGGAACATCATTAAAAGCTATTGTTAATGTTGATTCAGCATCAGGCGTTAACGATTCTGCTCCATAAAATAAATTTCTATTATTAACTTCTCCAGTATCTAGATCAATTATGTCTTTATAATGTTCGTATATAGTACCGTGTTTTACCGTTAAGTATTTACCGGTAACTGACACACCTTGATCTGGAACAAATGATTTAAAGCTCACCCAACCTTTAGAACCTTCATTAAATGATATAGTTTTATTATTATTAATACTTAAATTATATTCACCATTTACCTTATCAAATGTACCAAGTAATTTTATACCATAACCTGTAGCACCTATTATATTATCTCTAAACCACGTTGTCATACCAACGTTAGATATAGGCGTTAAACCGTCCATAGATAATCTTAATACAGCACCTCTTTGTGAATCAGTAAAATATAATCTGTATTGATCGGATGCTAAAGATTCTGGACTTCTTGATATACCATAATCACCTTTAAATGTGGACACATGTCCTAGTACTCTATCTGTTGCTACTATATTAGGATCGTTGTCCGCCATAAACACAGCTTCTTTATTAGCTTGTACTTTTAATATTCTATCCTCACAGAACGCCACAACATCAGAATCTCTAGTTTTTAATGCTTGTACAGTACCATATTCAGGGTTTAAATCTTTTATTATCTTTTCACCCATATTAAACTCATTAAGATCATTAACACCTGATGTAGTATTATATAATCCTGAGAAAATTAAACTACTTGACTTATCTTCTTTTCCGTATTCATTTATAGTTGTTGAAACTTTAACGCCATTATCTATTTGCGGTGCGTTAAAATCATCTCGTATTCTATCTGATTCAACTCCATTACCAAACGAATAACAGTTATGCCAACCAAGTTTAACTTGATATTTATAAACATCTTTATCTATTTTGTAATAACCAGTAGGTTTTTTTGTAGTAAGACCTGTTACTTGGGAATATGTATTATTAAAATGTTCACTAGGACTTGTTGGCCACCCAATTACATTTAAACTTGCATCAAGAAATAGCCCTGGTGGTAGGTTACCACCTGTAATACTCATTCCAGCCTCTAAATTGTCAGTAGGGGACAAACTAACTGATTGATCAAGTGTTGGGTCAAAAGTTAAAGTTGTTGTATAAGAAGTTTGAGGTACAAACGTACAGTTTGCTCCACCGGTAGGTGCAACATAATAATCCTCAACAACGCTTTTTGTTTGTAAACCACTTTTATGTTCAAACACAATTGTATCACCTATACCAATATCAGTATCATGTATACCAAACACATCCACTCCAAAAGTCTGTGTGTTAGGTAAATTTCTGTGCATAACTTTTATTATTACGTCATCTTCTAAATACTCCACGCCACCAACTGAAACTGGATCATAAATACCACCCGCATCTAAATTATCTAAAATTAGTCCTCCAGTAGAAGGATTAGTTCTTTCTATAAAAACTCTAGATTTTAAAGGTGCATAAGCTAACGCATTACCTTCTTTTAGTTTCTGTGGTATTGCATGTGTAGCCTCATAGTACAGATCTAACCCCACATCTTCTTTTGGTTCGGTCTCCCAAACCGCTCTATCTTCTTCAACTTCAATTTCTTCACCACCTGTTATAAGTCCTGGTTTTAATATTTTTATTCTTATACCACCTTGTGTGCCATCGTGTTTAGCTTGCCCTCTTGGATCAAATTCTTCTGGAATAACTCCAACATCTAATATATCACCATTTGACTTGTCTATTCTTCTAAATTCAAATCTTATAGATTCTCTACCACAAACTCTATCGTCTTTATAATTATTATTTACAGTTGTTTGGTTTAATGATGGGTTACTATTATTACAAGCACCACATACTCTATGATATCTGTGATTACATAAGTTTCCAGTTTCACTATCTAAATTACCTTCATTAATGTTGGCAAATACACTTACTCTAATACTATGGGTACCAAGACTTTGACCAACATACTGGCCAAAACCAAACCCACCATCAGCGGGTACCGCATCTAAACCTTCCCAACATTTTTGCAGTTGGTTTCCAAATTCATCAGCGCAGTTACTATTCTCTCCATCAAAATTCATGTCATAAGTATTATCACCATCCGTTTGAACGGTAGTGTAAACATGCAATTTAGCGCTTAAATCAGTTGTATCATCACAATCATTACCAGCTTCATCATAACCACCTGGGTTAAAAACGTTCACTTGATTCCCTCTCCTTAAATATCCAAAGTTTCTACTTTTGTTATTTTTTGATTTATGAGCCGGAAGACTAACACCCTCATTACTAGGATCTGTTGTCACAACTTTGTACACATGTGATTCGCCATTATCTGACTCGTCGTCCATAAATGAAAAATATGTACCACCTCGTGAAGGTCCAGCAAAATAATTCCAAATGGCACCAGCAACACTATCTTCGCTATCAGCTCCCCAACCACTACCTAATCTACTAAACATCATTCTACCTAAACCTTCGCCACAATGACCAGCATCTAAAGCCGTTGGTTTATAATTCCAAATAGCAGGCGCGTTTTCATCACCAAATCCAACCTCGTTAATAGAATCGTTACTAACAATAAGGCTAGAATTAGGGTCAGCACATTCAATACCTTGTTCACCAGTTTGTTCTATATTAGTACCAAACTCTTGCAAGTGTAGTTGATTAGCTCTTGCTCCATCTAAAAATACTAAATGATTATTAGCGATATCAGCAACATTAGCACCAGTGTTATCGTAACCATGAAAATTAGATGACTTATGAAACATTTTAAATCTTTGCCAATAACTCATAGTTTCGTGTGCCATGTGAACAGTTCCACTAGCTTGAAATTCAGCGATATCTGGACCAAAACCATTACCACTCATAAAGGTACGAAAGTTGTTACCGGGCTCATCTAATAAATCTCCATATTCTTGATGAGTACAACCTAAAGCAAAATAATTAACCGCTTTAGGTGTCATTGGTACACCAGATCTCATGGTTCCTGTTGAAAAATAACCAAATCCCCACCATTTATGAACTTCACCAACTGAATCAGTAAGAGTCACAGTGTCACCACCATCTTCAATTCCAGCATCAAAACTATTCATTAACCCATTGTTATCTGTTCCAAATAAATCTGGATTACCTTCACCACCGTTTGAGTATGGCCCTTGCTTTGCTGGAGTGAACTCTTGGGAATCTACATATGATATTCTAAATTGATCTATTTCATCATACGTTAATTGATTCTGTGATGTTACTTGTATTTGCTCTTCTGTTGTCTCATCTTTTTCTATAAGCACAAAAAATCTACCATCAAATTCAGGTTTATTTTCTATAACATCTTCCTTGAATTCAAAATAATATTTTAAACATTGGGTTGCGCAATTACCATCTATAGGATAACCAGCAGCAGCAAATCTATCAACCATATCAGCCGAACCTAAAAATGAATCTTCATATATAACAACTCCCTTTTCATTTGCTGGATCACCAGCGGGTTTAACATAATGATGTGTTACTTTTTTCCAATCACCACTTGTTATCTGGTTAAATACAGCTCCTGAGTCTGGATTCTCTGTTCTACCAACTACTCTTACAAAAAGTTGACCTCTTTTATTATCACCATACATATTTAAAAATCCTTCCCAGTCATCAATTGGGACTTCTATTCTAGTATTACTAGGTGACGTTAAAAGAAAAGGCTCATTAATTTGAGGATCAGAAGCGCCAATAGGTGACTCTGCGCCACCATCACCAGTAGTATCTCCGGTTATATTTACTAATCCAAAATTTCTTGAATCTGTTTTTATAAAATCAGGGGCCTCATTTTTAATATCTATTATTTTATATCTAGCTTTGTCTAGTATAGCATCGTCGGCTCCATGTGCTTTTTTCAAATAAAGATATGTTTCTAAATCTACTTTATTTCTATCAGCTGACGGAAAAGATAACCAAATGTTATTTTCTTTTCTTGCATTATACCATCTATCTAATACTAAATTATAGTATTCATTACTAGTTTCTTTAACATAGTATTTTACGTACTCCATCCACTCCATAGTAGATGGGTCGCTTCCAGGTAAACCCGGTTTGTCCCAAATTTGTTTAACTGATAACTTATTAGATTTAGCGCATAAATCTTTAGGTATAGTTAGCTCATCTGTTGCAGCAGAAAATGTTAAGTTATTATATTGATCTAAATTTTCACTTATTTTATTTGATACAATAACCGGTGTTTCTCTTCCGTATATATCTCCAAATACCATACCTACCTTATAATCCCTAATTGTTTTAACAGATCTTTTAGGTTGGCCATTAACTGTCTCACTGGTAACGTCTTGATCTAGCCCGACTGGATATTTTATATCAAACCCTTGAGCAAAGTTACCGTATAATATTCTACTACCAGTAATTTCTTGAGCTAAAGCATATCTAGGGACATTGTCGAACGTTCTTAATGTTTGATTAGCTGGTAATACTCTATGTATAGTTTCTGATTTTATTTCTAGTGCCCCGGTGTCAATATTTTGTAATTGAACATTTGCACCACCTTGTGTAGTTAAATTATTATCTAAATCACCATTTGGAGTAAACAACTCCCATTCACCATCTCTAATTTTTTTAATACTCTTTATAGTATATACATTCGGTGATTCAGTAGATTTATATAGTATTTCTATCTCGACTATATCTAGCGCTCTGTCTGTAAAGTATGGTATAAAATCTTTTATAGTTATTTTTTTAATAGTATTAACCATACCTAAATTATAACCCTTTACTGGATCGTAATCAAATAAACCTGGATCAAACGCTAACTCAGACCAAGGAGAGAACGCAGAATACTCTCCATCTTCATACTTATATCTATAACCAAATCTTGGAAATTTTAATTCAAATTTAGACTCTTCATTATCAACGTATTTAAAAGACCACGAGGTCATAGTATTACTTGGTAAAAAATTTGGCGCTGTTATTATTTCTAATTTTATTAAGTTAGTTGGAGTCGGCGATGTTTCAAAAGCTGGTAATCCACTTAAATAACCTAGAAACTTTACTTTAAAAATAACTGGAGTAAATCCTTCTTCAACATCTTCTTGTGAAACAATAAAAATATCACCAATTTGAAAAGGTATTTGACTTAATTCCGGCGTTGGCACGCCCCAATTATACTCATTAGCATCAGCATCAAATGTTGAGCCTATAAATACTTGAGTGCCAACCATGTCATCAGCTTCTTCCTGAACATCCCATATAACGTTTTGAACTTCATTACCGTTAATTACATCTGTATTATAAAAATCATCAACCACAAAAGAAAGTTCGGCGTCATCTCTTGCTTCGACATGAACGGTTGGTGGGGTTTTAGGTGCAGGCCTTAGAACCGTAATATGCTCTTCTAATAGATCACTATTTAGACCGCTTAATTCTAGTGAACCAGCGTCTTCTAGTATTTCAGTATTTGGGTTTGTTATAAATAATTTAGTGTGTGAAGTCCCATCAGCACTGGTACCTTCTTTACATCTATCAATATTTATTTTTTTAGGCTCAGTAATACCATCTGTCCAAAACAATAAATTATCTATTATATTGATTCCGTTTATAAGTGTGTGTGTATCGAAGTTTAAAGCTCGAGGATGTGTAAATCTAGCGTGAGTAAAATTAGCCCAAGTAGCGTCTGCAGTATTTATTTGATCATATAAATGTATAGTGTTACCATCTATCTTTTTTATTTTAACCGTAGCAAAATTACTATCATTATCACTTTGATAAAACTCAATAGTCATACCTTCCCTTATTTTTGCCGCAAGAGCAGATACCACGGGGATCGTTGTTATAATGCCAGTTGGTGTAGCTGTCCAGAAATAAAAATCAGAAGAAGCGTCTGTGCTAATAGGTGTTTGCAGCCCCCATCTATCTACAACGACTGGCGTACTCAAACTAGATGTAACAGTATATTCTACTATAGTATCTATTTTAACTATTTCAGTAGTTGAAGTTAGATCAGTTGTTAAAAATTTACCTGATGTAAAAAAGAAATAAGCCGAATCAGTTTTTTCATGAGAAATAGAACCCACACAAGCAAAGTCAGTATCTAAAAAACTAGTGTCTATAGGTAAAGAACCTGTAGCAGAAGACACACCAATATTTCCTTGTAAATTTTGAATAACACCAGCTTCTCCACCTTCCGCTACATCTCCATCGCCAGCAGTGGTTCTAATTTGAATATTATTCGCATCCCTATATTGACCTTGAGGAACTAATCGTTCGTCAAGATCTTTGTTCATTTTTCCAGCCGTAAAACCATGTTTAATTTCTCCCATAATTTTATTTTATTTGCTTACTCATACCTTTTAATACTTGGGTAAACTCTTCAATTTTTATATTTGATAATCTTATTTTTGCTTTTCTGGTTTCAGCAAACTTTTCTTTTTTAAATCTTTGTACTAAATACTCTGGTATATTAGATCTTGTAGATAACACTCCATATGCTATATGTTTATAACAAGCTTCTTCACAAAATTTATGTACTATCATTTCTGAATCAGTACCTAAACCGTCACTAACATAATGAAGAGTAACTGTTTCGCCAGCTAGAGAAGATCCAAACTTAATTAAACCTCTTAGATTATCAATAAAATAAGATCCATTAATATGCGCGTGACTTGGTTCTAATCCATATCTTCTACCCTCATTAGATATTTCTATGTCAGAAGAATAATTAATATCATACATTTGATAATCAACAGGAGTTTGATCTTCAAAGTTTTGAGAAGTATTACTTGGTGTTTGTTCTGTAACGTTGTCAGAGGGACCAACATTATCTTGAGTTAAGGTAAATGCCCAACCATTAGCATTTAATGCATCTGTGGCAGCGGGAGCGTCAGATTGGCTATAAAGACCTTCGTTAACAGTGGCACCAGAAGAAGGTAAGTCATCTATATGTGTTACAATCAAATTATCTCCTTGTAACTCTGTTGTAAATCTTCCAGTATCATCAATAGCTGCTTTTAAAACACCTAATATTTGACCTTCATTCATACCAACTGTATACGTAACCGTAAATCTAGGCCCATCTAAAGAAGAAAGCGGATTAGTGCCATCTTCCATATCATCATCGGAATCAAATATGAAGTACATGTAACCTAAGGTTCCTGCAGCTGTTTTATACCACAAACTTAAATAATCACCATCAGCAACAATGGCGCCTGAATAAGTTGTTATAACGCCGTCTGTGTATACATCATTAGGTACTGTTATCGTGTATTTTCTTTTTATAGTACCAAAGTCATATGTGCCATCAGCGTTTTGAGTTATAGCAAATGGATCAGATGTTTTATTAGCTGGATATAATATTCTTTCCATACCATCGTTTCCTACTCTAACTAATTTAATGTAATTAACATAATCTTGAGGAAGTATCATGGATAAAGTATTAGGAACTTCTATTTCCTGAGATTTAAAAGATTTTAATACGTCGTAAGATAATTCTTGTATAGCACGCATAGCATGAAACTGAACATCAGTTCTATTTATTTTAGATATTATTTTACCCTCCCCAACATATATATACATAAATGCATCTATAATATTCTGCATAGTAGTAAATTGATAATTACCGTAATTAGCAGAGTTATTAGCGTTATAATATGTTGATTGAGTTGTTCCGTCTAGTAATCCCATAATTAGCTATTTTGTTGTTGTTTAATTAATTGCATGTCTTGCATTCCAGCTTGTTGGATTTCCGGTTTTTGAATTGTTACACCAGCTAACATTAATATTCTTGATACTAAGTTTTCTTCTTCACCAACGTGTAATTGGAAGTTTGTAGAATTACCCGCATCATATAGTGCTTTTTCTCCAGCTACAACATAAGCCCAATTAGGTGTTGATGGCGCGGTATAATAACTAACTTCAAATCCTTCGGAATCAAGTACGCCATCTGGTGGTACAGTAGAATCCGTGTCCCAAGTTGTAGCGTCTGCTGGTGGGTATACTGTAACTGAGCCAGCGTCTTCTCTTACAAAAACAGATCTAGTTAAAGTTGCTTTAGTAAGTGGGTTTGCTTCAGTGTAAGCTATTTGTGTTTTATTAACTTGTGATAATTGTGTTCCATTTGCCCTAGTAATACTAATTATTTTATGAGCAGCTGGCAATGCTAATGTACCAGCTTCAACAGGCACAGTAGTGTCAATATGAAACGGATGTAATTTTTCTTCTAACATTTCTACTTCATCTGCATAAAACATTTGATCGTTAGGTTTTCTTTGAGCAGTTTTAAAACCGTGGAAATAATTATCAAATATTTCATTCTGAGCTCTATCCGCAAATAGATTAAATTCTTGAGGTGTTATATAACCTCTTTGTTCTTTATTAGCTAGCGCTAATACTTTTTGATATACGTTGTCTACGTTTACAGCCATAATTATTTTTGTTTATAAGGGAACTGATTATTTAGCCACTTTTTTCTTTTATCACATCCACACTCTTTGTATCCCGTTGCTCTCATAGCTAATTCTGTTAAACTTTTTATACCAGTTGCTCTAGTAAATTTTTCAACAGTATCCCCAAGTCCTTTTGATTTACTCATATTATTATATTTTATACTATATTATAGTTACATAATAAAGCGAAAGGTTAGCACTTAAATAAAAATAGCCACCCAAAATGAGTGGCTATTAATATTGTTTAAAAATTGCTAATCCATTCTTTTTTCTATATTAGAATAAATCTCCATACCTTCATCAGTTCTAAACCAATGAGCTAGCGCTGTATATGGATGTTCTTCAAAAGGAACCGTCATTAACTTTCTATCAGTTGATCCCCACATAAAATATCTTTGATCTTGTGATAGTTTTAGTATACCAGCCTCAACAGCTTTAATACCAAAGTTTCTAAGTTGAACATTTTCATCGCTGATTAATTCTATAAATAATTTAGGATTCCTTTTAGCAAATAATAATAAATCTCTTTTTAATTCTTTAGAGCTTAGATTATTAACTTCAGATCCAACTTCAACTCTCATTATAGCTTCGGCTGTATCTATATCTACATTTTTAGCTAAAGTTAAAGCCTCTACTTCAAATTCTAACCAGTCTAATTGGTTTTCAGCAATTTTAACGGGTTTGTGTTCATAAAATAACTGACCGTTATGTGGGTGATATAGTGATAAAAACTTTTGTAAAGTTGTTTTTTCTTTTGGAACAAATAAACTTCCACTTCTAAAAACAACATGTTCTAATCTTTGGTCACCTTTCATTTCGTCAACAAAAACTGTTTTTTGATTTTGACAGTATTTTATTTCCCTTTCATAACCTTTTTCTTCATCAAACCAAAATAAATTTGATGCTCTTATAGAATATGATAGTGGTTTATTTTTACTTTTTAAATAATAAACTCTATCTTTTATTTCCCATTTTGGTTTAGCTTTTGCTTTAGGAGCCTCAACCTTAGGTTGTTCAACAACCATTGTCTCTTCAACTATAGGTTCTTCAACCTTAGTTATTTTTTTCTTTGCCATAATATAATATATAATATAATTAATAAAAATATAAGGGCGATGCTAGACCGCCCTTATAAATAAATAGTCTTACTTCATCATCATAAAGTTGTTAGCACCTTGAGTAACTAAACATCTTTCAGATAAAAAGTGTAACTGCATTGCATCTAATGCTGATGTAGCAGCTCCAACAGAACCAGTAGTCCAAGTTTTCATTTTTCTATTGTCTGTTTTAGAAGCTCTATATCTAACATGCAAGAATGGTCTTTTTAAGTTTTTACCCATAGTTTGGTCATAAACTGTAGAAACACCTGCTGGTATCATAACACCTCTAATCGCAGAAGATCCTGCAACAGCGTTAATACCACCTCTTGTAGCTAGATCATTTAAGTATCTAAAATCAGATTTATAGAAATCATAAGAACCTCTTCTAAATCCTGAGAAACCTAAATTTAATGCCATATCTTCGTCATTTTCAAATACTCCATAAGAAGTACCTCCAGCGCCGTAAGAATTCATTGAAGCTAACATATCGTCAACAGCTAAACTAGTTGATCTGTTAACAAACATCATGTATTCTTCAATAGCACCTTGCTTATCAAACTCAGCTAATATAGCGTCAAACTCAGCTAAATCAGTAGCAGCATTAACACCAGTTACTCCAGAAGTGATATTACCTCTTTTTTCTATAGCGTCAAATAAACCTTGCGTACCGATAGCATCACCATCACCAGCGATAAAATCATCAGCGTCGTTAGCGCCAGTAGTACCGATTCCACCACCATAGTTGTGTGCAGCATCAGAACCAATAACACCTTCAATCATTGCCATTTCTAAATAGTCATTAAATCTTGCTCTAGTGTCAGCTTCAGCTTTTAGGTACCAAAGGTAACCAGATTGACCAGCTTCTGCCGCAACTTCTACCCAACCAATTCTTGATGCATCAGATCCTGATACTTCATAATAATCTTTTAAGATAATTGGTTTGTTAGAAAAAGATTTGAATGACGGTTCGTTACCACCTCTTGAGTTTTCTGTCATAGAAGCAGCAGAGTTAGTATAATAACCTGTTCCTTTACCGTATTCAGAACCATAAACTAATATAGTAGTTGCAAAATCTGCTGTATTACCAGATGTTGGTATTTGAGTACCATCATAAGTTTTAATAGTAATATTAAGACCAGTAATGCTTGTTGCTATACCTTTGTAAACACCAGTTGGTGCCGCAACGATAATAGTGTCATTTACTCTAACGCCGTGTGATGTCATTGTATTACCGTCAATATCTTGTTGAACAGTAATAACGTCATTACCATCTATATCACACTTGTAAGATAAATGTAGTCTACCCTGCTCAGACCAAATAACTTGATCAGATTGCATAGCCTCTTCCGCTCCAACTTTAGATAAAAAACCTGAAATAGTTCTCGGTCCGAAAACTTCAGCCTCTTTTTCCATTAAGTCAGGCAGGTATTGTTGAGCCCAACCTGCAGTGGTTGTACTCGTAAAGTCGATATAATTTGTAGATAGTGTTTGCTGTATTGGAGCTGGAACACTATTCAAATTAAGTCCTGCTGTAATTGCCATAATTTATAATTTTTTTAAGTTAATTTTTCTTTCTAATTTTAAAAGATCTGTTTTTCATATCAGCAGAAGATTGACCTAGTGCTTTAACTTTAATACCACCAACGTTTGTTTCGCCGTGAGTTTGTCTAGCATCTACGTTTATATTTCTATCTTTAACAATTCTATCTTTAATAGCATCTGACTTACCTTGCTCATAAAAATGTTTAGCAATAGCATCTGCATTCATAGCTGTAAATAAAGATTTATGATAACCCGCCGCGTCGTCAATAGTTGATTTATCTTTACCAACAAATTTATTAACAAAATTATTAATGTTGCTTTGAGTTGTCTTTACTTTATCAACGTCTTTTACATTAAACCTATATTTTTTGTCTCCAACATTGTATTCAAAACCTTTGAAATCTTTATTGAATAAACTATTAGTTTTATTTAAAAACGTTCTTTTACTTGTTTCAGATAACTTCTTTTGATTTTCTTGATCTTTATTGTAATTATGATAAAAATTAATAGCCTCTTGTTGTTCAGGAGTTAACTTAACTCCAGCTTTAATTTCTTCATAGTATTTAGACTTTTGCCTGTCTAAGTGGGCTTTAGCCTCGGCAACTTGCTCTTTAAGGGCTATTTTCTTTTTACGAATTTCTCTTTCATCATCAACATCTTCATTTATACTGAATTTGTCTTCTAATAAGAAATTTCTTTCTTCAGCTGATAAATGAGATTTCGTTATTCTATAATATTCATCTAATACATCTGAGTCGTCCATATTAGATAAATCTCTATTTAAGTTTACGTAGTCTTGTAAATCACCACCAGTTTCATTTATAAACTCTACAACCTTTTGAATATTTTCAGGTAGTGGCTTTCCAGGTTCAACAGTTTCAGTAGAAGCTTCTTCTATATTCTGTTCAACCGGTTCTGTTGTTTGTGTTTCTTCTACAACCTCTTCCATTACAGGTTGTTCTTGTTGTACGTCTTTAACCTCTTCTATAATTTCTGGGCTTTGTTCTACGTCTTGTGTTTCTTCTACAACCTCTTCTGCTATTGGAGGTGGTTGACTTAAATCTACTTTTAAAACGCTATCGTCTCCAGCGCTTTCAAATTTAGTTTCGTCTATAACGTTCTCAACTTCTTGTTCTAAAGATTGTTCGTTATTTTCTTCAGTTACCTCTTCAGTAACTTGTTCATTTAGTTCTTCCATAATAAAATTTTATAAAATATTAAAAATTAAAAGATTACATTCCTGCATCTCCGGTAATATTATCATTACCTGATGATTCAAAACCTTTAAGTGGAATACCCCCACTTTTTCTATCAATCATCTGTTTTTGATGAGCAGCCTGCATATCCACCCTTTGATCTCTTCTATCTTCTCTCATTCCTTCAAGACGTGTAGATGTTTGCTGTTTCATCATTTCTATTTTAGAGTTTAGCTCAAACTCATAAGCCATCAATTGTTTTTTAGCTTCTACTTCAGCTTGTAAATATTGTACCTTTAGTTGATTTTTAGTTTGTTCTAATTGCGCATCAGCTTGTGCTATACCTTGCTTTTTTTGTACCTCTGCTTGCGCTGCGGATTGCTGTGCTTGTTGATTAGCTTGAGATTGTTGTTGTATATTTTGTTGCTGCATTTGCTGCTCTCTGTCCTGCTTTTTCTTTCTTTTTACTTTAAGCATTTGATTAGCTAATTTAACGTTTCTTATATTACGTAAATCAATAGCGTCATCTAAATCTATAGATTGCTGCTGTAAAGAAACTTGAATATTATTTTCAAGCATTTGTTTTTCTTCATCATCAGGCATTAACTCTATAAATATACCAAAATCGTGAAGATGTAGATTTTTCATTTCATCTAATGTAGCCACGTTATGAGCACCTAAAGCTCTAATAAAAGCATCTTTTGTTGGTGAGTATTCTATTATATCTGCTATACGTAGCGATAAACACTCAGCCACTTGAGCTGTTACATATAACATAGACTGTAGTACATGTCTAGTTGCTGTATTAGAATTTGCAGCAGCCATTTTTTGCACACCAACTAGAGCATTTCTATCTGGAGTACTAGCGTCTCTTGCTTCATTTAACCCGGTTACATCTCTTATCATTTGAAGATAATAATTATAAGTTTGAATTAAACTCTGTAATTTACCTCCATTGACACCATTGTTTATTTGTTGTATAGGTATTTTACCAGGATTCATATCTCCTTCAGATGTAAAACTTCTACCAATAACACTACCAGTTTGGAAGAACATATTTAAAGCTTCCTGCGGATTATAATTTGTTCCATTACCTAAATCTATTTCAGCTAAACCATCAGCATCTAAGTAAACACCATCAGGAACCATTCGCGACATCACTTGTTGTAACTTTAAATGAGTTAACTGTATCATATCAGCGAAACTTGTTATTCTACTAACTATAGATTCAATTCTACCCTCATACATTCTAGGTGCCACAATCTGATAGTTCATTTTAACTCTATTAAAATCAGAATCTGTTCTCATCATATTTTCAGCCATCTTCCACTTAAGTATTTTATCAGCACCTATAATATAAACACCTTCATATAAAGTTTCTACAACTCTTTCTAATCTTTCAAAATTTCCATCCATACTTTCTACTGGAGGATTAAAAGTATCATCTTTTTCTATAGTTTTTTCTGCACCACTTCCTAACTTTTTTAATTTAAAAACGTTATTCATGTGTGTTTTATAATTGAAGTAAAGTACTTGTACTTTATTTTTATCTTCACCCATATTGTAATTATACGGATAGTGACGTTTATCTGATATACTCTTTATATCGCTTTCAGTTAAATCTGGAAACTGCTTAACTAATTCGTTAATAGGTATTTCTTTTACTTCGCCAATATAATAAATATCATCAAAATAAGGAGAATCGGTATGAGAATAAATAACATTAGCTGGATCCACATACTCAACTTTAGCTCCGTCAGAAAAACTAAAAGTTGTTTTTGTAGTACCAATACCAAGTACAGTTAAATCGTAAAGAACCCTTCTTCTAATTAAGTCATAATCACTGCCTTCTAATAAAACATTTAAAGCTTGTTCTTCAGCTAATTCAACTGCTTGCTTGTAATCTAATTGCATATGAAGTTGTAACTCTTCTTCTGAATCAGGTAGTTTTTCAGGATCGTTCTCTTTCATATCAATATCATACTGCTCTTGTACTATTTTATCAAAATTTTTAGCACGCATATCACGTAGTAAAGATTCCATATATTCTGTTCTTTTACTAACGCCGTATTCATCTTGTGAAAAACAATTTATTTGATAACTTCTTTGCGCCATTCCGTTAACAACTATATCAACAAACTTAGGTATAATTGGAACAGGTTTCCAATCTAAGTTAAGATAAGATAAATCACCATTAATAGATAATTCATTTTTATATTTTTGTATAGGTTGCTCTCCTCTAGCGTACAATCTTAATGTGTGGAAATTATTTTTATAATTATTATACTTTGATGTAGTTTCTGAAAACCACTCATGTCTTATTGCTCTTGCTACTTTTAAGCCATATTCCTCACTTAGCTTTTCTAAATCGCTTACGGCTTGTGATGGAAAATTTACAGAATGTTGGGCTAATTTCATATTTTATTTTTAATTATATGTGATGAAAATCCTTTATTATTATATTTAGCTATATTTAAATTTAATGGTGTTTTCTCTCTATTTGGATTAGGTTTATATAAATGTCTATTGCAAGCCATTATGGCTAATCCGGTACTTATTGAAGCGTCATGTTTAGTTCTTTTATTTATATCAAACTTAGACCAATCATTTAAGGTTTCGTTAAAATACATAGTACCGTAAGTACCGTCTTGTAGTAAACCCACATGATCGTTGATATACATTTCAATAGCTGCGGCATGCGCTTGCTTTATGTCTTCACTGGAATTTGGTATGCCACCAACTTCCTTTTCTGCTATAGATAATTTATTCCAAACTTTATCTGGTCTATTCATACTAAAACCTCTATAACCTCTTCTTCTTAAATAGTATAATAATCTTGGTTTATTATTCTCAGCAAGTATTGGCATACCGTAAAATACTAATGCCATTAAAACGTCTTCAAAAAATATTTCAGCTGTTTGCGGTCTTGCTATATATTCTAAAAAGAAAGTATTAGCTGGGGCGTCTTCCATTGAAAACTTAGTTAAACCATGCAGAGCACCTTTTGATCCTTTATTATCTACTGTTCCAGATATATCATATGAGTCACAACCAAATGCGCCCATGTGTTCATTGCCTGGATACTTAACACCATTCTTTAATATAACGTTATTTTGTAACTTAAATCCTGGTACCCAACTGACTTTAAATCTACCATTTGGATCTGGGTTAAATGCAACTTGTGTATCTTTTTTACCATTTAGCCACTGAAAATTACCAGGTGTTATTACTGAAGAATTTCTATTTCCTTCATTATAATCTATTTGTTCGTATATTTTTATAAGATTAAATAAACTATTTTTAGTCTCATCTCTAAATGCGTGTTCTTCAGTTCTAGGAAATTGACGGTAAAATTCATTTAAACCATCTTGATCGTCTTTAAGGCCATCTGCTTCATTCTCCCAATGATCTATAACACCTTGATCAATTTCTATTCCTTGTGGATCAAACGTTTGTTCTTTAGGAGTGCTAAATACAGGTCGTCCATATTCATCGATGAAACCCTCGTAATTCCATTCCATAGGAATAAACAAAGAATATAATCCTGACTTAGTCTGTCCATTACGGTTTCGTTTTGTAACATCTGAATTGTTATATAAGTTTTTAAAATTATCACCTCCTTTATCTAATGCGTTAGAAGTAGATCCCATCATACACTTACCAACTATTCTACTACCTAATCGTAAACAAGTTTTTGTAACTCTCCAGTTATTTTTTATATTATCAGGTCTCTCCCATTTACCACTTTCATCGTGTACTAATAGATTTAATTTTTCCCCATCATAACTATTGTCTCCAGTATTTTTCCAATCTATTGTAGTATCAAGACCTTGTATGTCATCTATCTCTTCTCTTTCACGAATTTTTTTACGAGTAAACTTTTTTGCAGGTACTCTATAAGCGAGCTCGGACTTTGGTCGGTCCATACCGTCCTGTATTGGTTTGAAGAAGAATGGATAATTAATACTAATAGGTACTACTTTGTCTGTAAACATTTTCTTTGCATCAGCACCAGTCTTAGATAATATACCAAATCTACTATCACTAGCCAATGTAGCTAAATTAACAGTTTCAGCTGAACTCATAAATGAAAAACCAGAACGTCTATTTTTTAAATAACACATTCCGTAACTTCTTTTATCCGCCTTACAAGCTTCCCAAAATACAAAGAATAATCTATTTGCTTCTCTATAATCTGGAGCCCCAACATCTATCTTACTCCACTGTAAATACATATAATGTGTACCAGTTATATAAGTTGGTTTACCATTATTCATAAACCAAAAACCCTCTTCCCTTCTTTTAAATTCTTCGTCTATATATTCATAGTGATTTTGTTTAAAATCATCAGGATAAGTTTGCCAATCAAATACAGTTTTAATTCTTTTAAAAGCTGGATTAGGTAGAAATTTTTTCCATTTCTGTTTTGATTTTTCTTTATCGCAACTATATACTTCTTTAGGTTGTTTAGGTAAAGCTATTTTTAGTCCTTGTATATTTAGTATTTCACCAATTTGCCCAGTTTTAGATATTACAACAATATCATTTTCTTTATTATAACCGTATTCCCACTTTTTAGATTTATTTAATCTTTTTAAAGTGTTAAGCTTTACTGGTTCAATTACTTTGTAAAGTTCTTGCTCGTAACTCATTTTGATCTACCTTCTGCGAAGCCTTTAAATTTAACCTCTTTTTTATTTTCAACTTTTCCTTCTAACAAAGCTTCTTCTTCGTGTATACGATTTAAAATTTCAAACGCATCGAATATAGCTAGCTTTTTAGTTGCTGCTGCGTTTTTTAATCTATCAGCTGAAACGTCATCACCTGAATCTACAATAGCTTCTTTAGCTACTTTAATTAATTCTTCAACCGCTTTGTGCCCAGCTTGGATTATATTCTTCTTCGTTTCCTTGATATTCATATTTAATTGTAATAAATTTATTTAATACTCTGTATAATCTTTTGTTTTCAATTATAAATTCGTATTCACTATTAGGTGTAAAACCTACTAAATCCCCTATATTAAATGTACCATCTGTATACTTTATTATACCAACTAATGGTTTTTCAGTATCATTAGTTATTTTATTGTCAGATTTTATAGGTTGAACAAAGCTATAACCTGGCATAGTCATCCAGTCTTTTTTCTTGTATAAAAATATTTGATCCGGAGATATAAAATATTTATCTTCTTTCCAATATGATCTGCTATTTCTTTCTTCACCTTTAACATCATGCCATCTTCTAAAAACATTGTGGTGTAATATTATCTCACTTCCCTTTTTAACAGGTGTATCAAATAATACTGGAGTCTCTAATACTAATGCTAATCTGTTTATAAATTGATGATTAAATATTTCAGTATTAAGTATTAAATCTTTACCACCAACTTTTTTAGAATTATTATATCTCTCACCTATAGGTGATACTATAAAATCTTTATAAGCTTTCATTAGTATTCTAAATTATACTCAACTGATATAGCCATATTTTTGTTAAAATCTTTCCAAGGTATAACAGTGTTTCCTTTTCTAATATAAATACAATATTTATCTTCCTCTTCTATTATATCACAGATTTTATGCCCGCCGTAAACCTCTTGATCTACGGCGTAGTGCATTGAATCATTTTTATAATCTTTACCTATAGTAATTTTTCTGATGATATTATTTTTCATCTTTACTTTCTTTAGGCCAATTAATTGTTCCGTCGTTTATGTTTACATCAAAAGTACCGTATTCTTTAACTAACATTTCTTGTAGTTTTTTTATACCTCCTTGTGCTCCATCTAAATCGTGTAGCAACTGATGTTTTTGCGATTCAATTTTACCTATATTAAATTGTATTGCATTTATAGTGTTAACTACTTTTTGTAAGTCATCTAAATGCTTATCTGATATTTTATCAACCTTAGGTTTAAGGTCAATCACTTTTTCTTTTTTTCCCATTTTATTTAATTTAATTTAATTTATTTTAACTTATATTGTGTTTGTTTTTTAAATAACTTTCCACAAGAGATATTTCTGTATCGCTCATAGCTTCGTTAAATACAAGTATTTCGTAGAATTTTCCATTAAACCCGAATAGCGCAGACGTTGTTGCTCCTACAACAAATTTATTTAAACTATTATTAGCTGTTAAATCCATTGTGTTGCTATAAGACGCGGCGTTAGTAATACCGTTACTAGTATTGCCATCTCTGTAAGCGCTGCATGCGCTAGTAGAATCTAATTCTAAAGTCCAAAGTTGTTTATTTGTAGTAGAGTCTTGAGTTGTATCATTTGTATTAGCAGCTCTACCCGGACCATTATATGTGTAAAGTTCAAAATGATTATCATCTGATTCTAATCTAAGTGATATTAAATTACCACTGGAATCATTTAGCTCTATAATTCTTTCATCAGATGATACACTAGCACTATCTGGTTTTAATACCGCAAATATAGTAACGGCATCCATATCTACTGAGCTAATCGTAAGTTTATTAGTATCAATTGGTCCGTTACTAGGATCACTATATAATACGCTACCTCCTGTAAAATCAACACATTTATTTGTTTCGTCCCAGTGTGGCTTTCTAGCTGCATCATCATGTTGAGCCAAATAGTGACCAAGACATGATTTTTTATTATCTCTAAAAGCGTCTAGCGTAAAAGCTAAATTATTAACACGCTCTATATCATCACCATCTGTTGGGTGTGTTGTACCCTCTATGTCGGTAAACACTTGGTTTTTATCCGTAAAGTCCCACCATCCTATTATATTTGATGCTACTCTAGGTATAGCACTTTTATCATTTGCTCTAGAGCGGCTTAAATTATTTGATAAACCTAACATTATTTACCAAAATAAGCTACAAGGTAATGGTTTGTTTGTGGTGTAACACTAGCCCATCTACCAAATATAGTCGTATTAGCTAATATCGGACAAGCATCTAAAACATTATTTCCAGCGCCATGATATTCGTCTAAAAATATTAAAGCTTGACTATCTGGTGACAATCCAGAAAAAGAAGTATTACCATGTGCTTCTAATGTTATATTAGCACCATCAATTGATTTTACTTTTACACCTTGTTGATTAGGTCCATTATATATAGGTGTTGGAGTTTGAGCATCGTGTGTTATAGCTGGATTACCGTCTGTCTGAGCCGTATCATTTACCATTATAACAAATTGGCCTGGTTTTACTTTTGCATTAGCACCAGCAGTTAGTACTACTGGATTAATATCACTACCAGCATTATCATTTAAAGCAAGTGTTACGACACCACTACTGTTAGAACCATAAGGATCTGCAAGTAAAGTTACGTTACCAGTAGATACAAATGGAAAATTAGGCCCTTGCTCATCTAATCTTTCAGGCGTTAGTTCTTGAAGTATTTGAGCGTGAATAGTTGTAATAGCTATTATAACATGATCTTTTGGCGGTACTATTTTATCGCGTGATATAGCACTACCTAGTTGTCCGAAGTTATAAGCAACTTCTGTTGAATTTATTCCCATAATTATTTATTATTATTTTGTTGTTGTTCATTTTTCTTTGACGATCCGCCGAAAAAGAAATCGACAACCGTATTTACTTTAGCACTCATAGCACCGAATATTGTTGATATAAAGCTTATTTCAAACTCCCCCATTTCGATATCTCCCATTACGAAGTATCTAAACATCATAAAACTTAATCCAAAGTATGCTGCTGTGAAGAGTGTGGCAAGTATTTTTTGAATAAACGCATCGTCTTTATACATATCTCTAGCGCTTTTTCTGTCTTCAACTTCCTTCGCGAAAGCTTCTTTTTCGGCCTCGAGTAAAACCCTTTTAATTGCGAGTTTTGCCTCATCACGCTCTTTGTCTGTTGTAATAACTTTGTCAAGTATTCCTTCTGCATTATCTACTATTTTGCCGAATAAGCCACCTACTAAATTTTTCATCATCTTTCATTATCTTTTATCATATCATCGATAGACTTATTCATGACCTTATCGGTGTATGATTGGTTAGTAAAAAACACACTCTTTTCCGAAGTAGGTATATCTTCTTCCCCTAAAAGTATACGATATATTCTACTTATTAAGTGTGAACACTTAAAGGAGGTTTTGAATACTGAGTATTTGATGGTTGTTCTATTCCTGTGTCTCCAGGCTTCTATCCAACCATTCCTCCTTAATTTTTCCCAACGGTTCTTATCCCAACTCATTGTGTAAGTACCGTCGATAAATTCTTGACGCGTAAATCTTCCTTTACAGTCTAAGTAAATAAGAAGCTCTAAATCAGCGTCAGTCAACCCGTAAGTTTTACAGGCCCATTTTCTAACGAGCCTGTAATACTTAAGGATTTGTAAATCACGTAAATCGTGACTAGTTAATCTCATTCAAGATTAAGCCTCAGCAGTTACGTTAGTAGCGCAACCAGTTATATGTGTACTAGCAAACACTGAGTTTGCAGCATCACAAATAGCTATCATAGGCTTGTCATAAACTTTAGCGGAGTTTATAGCCGCGCAAATATCATGTATAACTTCTTTGTGCTTATTTGCTGTTATAGTAAGTGTAACGTGATCAGCAGTAAATGTGTCATCGTCAGAACTGTTACCATAACCTACGAGTGCTTTAAGTTCTATCTCTAGCTTATCAGTATCACCATGTGCTCTAAATCCTTTTAATCTACTTAAAGGAACACACAAACTATCAAAAGCAGTGTTAAAAAGCCCGTCAGACTCGTCCATGAAATATAAATATTTTTCTTTTACCATTTTTCTATATTTTAAGTATTAATAATTAATTAAGCTTCAGCTGTTACTGTTATTGTACAACCTGTAATGTGAGAGCTTGCATATACTGAATTTGTATCATCTGCTACAACAATGAAACCATCGGAATGTGTTCCATGTATTAAATTTAGTATAGCCTCCATAACTTCCTTGTGTTTATTATCGGCTATTGCTAGCTCAACACTATCCGCAACAAATGTTGCATCGTCATGTGATCCTGAATATCCGATCATTGGATCAAACTCCATGGTTAATTCATCTACAGCAGAAGATCCAGATTTATTTGTAAATCCTTTAAATCTTTCTACAGGGATAGCTACACAATCGTTAGCTGCGTTAAACGCACCATCAGTCTCTTCCATAAAATATAGAAACTTCTT